CCTTGCGGAACAACATGAATGTTGAATTCATCTGATCGAAAGCCTGCGCCTGCGATCTCAATAATATAGTGTTCATCATCTTGTTTGATGATATTGTAGGGTGGATAGTTGTTTGCGATTTCACTGACTGTGTTAAGATTGTCGAACATCGAATCGAATCCAATTGTGAATGGACGATAGTGTTCTACGAATTTATCAATATCAGCTACACCAAATCTGCGTGTGACCATGTTAGTCTCCTTTTCAGCGAGTTATGTTTAAAAATCATGTGTTCCTTTCGGCAACACACTACTATATATAACACTTCCTACCCCAAATGTCAAGGGGTAGGAAATGTTTTTTTTCTATGACACATATGTGTTTTGATTATAATGCAAGTCCAGTGGTGCGATCAAACAATCCGCTTACCTGTTCTGCGTTTCTATCCCAAACACAATTTACTACTCGGATTTTACCGTTGATAGAAGTGCGATATTTTGCGATAGCGCCTCCCTTTTTACTTCTTATACCATTGAGGGTGACTCTCCCACTACGGTTTTCAATTTGTTTTACGGATGATTTGCAGGCTGTATGCACTTTTTGTTTTTCTGAGGAAGCAAGAGATGTAGCGGGTATTGCAATAACAAGGGATACCAAGGCACAGGGTGCCAATTTTTTGTTCATCGTTTTTCCTTAGTTGAAGTTTATTTTTTTCTGCCAATATTATACTTGGTAACCAGAGTCCAATCGTTCTTTTCCTTGAACGGCAAAATTTTGATCTGACTCATTGGTGCCAAGCTTTCTTCTGTGATTGGCTTACACAGTTCGATGAGGCCCCAATCACACAAAAGTTTGGCGATTGAATTCCTTCTCATCAAATCGTTTTCGCTCAAGTCAGCTGACTTACCATCAAGAGCAAAGAGCTCTTTGAAATGGGTGATGAAATACCTACCCTGTTTATGTAGGATATGGCAGGACTGATAGAGCACTTTCTCTTTCTTGGATGCAACACCTATTCGGGATAGGGTCTCTCTTACTTTCAAAAAGTCATCATCGCTTTTTAGTTTTATTTCCACGGGAATATAATTTGGGAAATCAATGTCGAAAAAATCTTCACTCATTTTATTAGTACCTTCAACATATTAAAATTTAAATATCGTTGAAAGTATTTATAAAATGTTAGCCTTTGCCGCCCTTATTGAGACGTTTACGCATCAAGAACAGGTCATCATCACTAAGAATTCTCAATGCTTCAAGTGCCTTGGTCTTACTATATCCAAAGTATTGTTGCACCAGTTCCATGTTTTCTTCTTGTTCTGGTTTCAACCACTTGTTGAACCTCTTCTTCTTGCGAATGATACTCTTCAGAAAATCATATTGCAACTTGTGATCAATATGAGGCCGTGCGTTCATCTCATTTGCAGCAGTCACGGTGTCACTGCCGTAAGACAAGTGTTTGTTTACGATGTAAGGACTGTATTGTTTCTCAGACCAATCATCAACCATGATATTTTCTTTTGAGTGACAGATGCTATTGGCAAAGTCAAAGGGACTGATTGCCTTCTTCTTGACCACATACTCATTCGCGTCAAAAGTTTTTTTGGGTTCACCCAATCCTTCAAGCATCAAACAATTCCTTTAGGTTCAATCCATTCTTCTTTGCGATGTGTTTCGCGTTCCGATACCAGAAACTCCGGAACTGTGGATTAATTGTTCTACGGTAGGCTTCTAAACATAGCCTAATTCTTTTCTTCGCTTTATCTTGCATATCAAATCCTGTTTCACTATCAGCGATGTCTCTCATACTTGAATTGTTCATAATCAAATGCAATCCTATGTAATACTCGGTTAGACATATTATCAAACTCATGACGTTTGTGAATTGTCAACCACTGTTCACTGATAACTACGTCACCATCTTTCCAGTGATGATCGTATCGGTATTTATCTTGTTGAACGTGTTCTATCAACCAATCCATAGTCTGTTTGAAGTCATGTTCTTTGTACCCTACCATTCCGAATATCTGTAGGAATGGAAAGTATAGTCCGGTTTTGCCACCATCATTTGTATGAACTAGTTTGAACGGTCTATCCGTAGCATGATGTTCTACAAAGAATTCACTGTCAGAGTAGGAACCAGACTTGTATCCCAAGGTAATCTCTACTTCTTTCAATTCTGTTTTGATAATTTGTGGCAAATCCCTGTACGCCGCTTGCATGTCAATCCAACTGGTGCAACTACCTTCAGTGCCCTTGACACCATACAACCAAATTAGGGGCGCACGATCATAACTGCTTGCCTGATTGGCATGCCAATCCAGTGCAGAAGTATGACCAAACAATCCAGGCTCACCGTGATTATTTTTCTCACCAGTTACCCGAATGATATGATCATTGACCGCGATGTGTTCGCCCCTCTCGCCAGGCTCGTTCTGTAATCGTTGGCAGTTACCAATCAACTGGCAGAATTGAACCTCTTCATCGGGGGACAAATCTTGATTGGGAAAAACAACTACACCATCATCCAGAAGCATTTCTGTGATATCAAATGCAGTTTCTTTATCTGCGGTCTTTAGATTTACATTACTTAATATCAAGGTTCGCCATCACATCTACTAAACAAGCAGTCAAATTAATTTCCTGATCAGCAACAAACGCAGACTTGTATTGATAGTCTGCAACCAACAACACGAGATGAGCTGGGTTACTAACCTTGTCCATGAGACTGTCATAGATTTTGCGATACAAACCTTGAGGATCAGTGTCAGCATTGTTTGCCACCCACTGTCGCATCTTCTTGAAGTCCTTGTCTTTGAGACTGTCAATCAGACCCTTGATGTTGACCTCAGCAATGTTACTGAGTATGCCCTCATCAATGACTCCAGACTTAGAGTATCGTTGCAACTCATTCAGAGTCCTACGATAGTCTGGGAAATACTTCATCAACAGTTCAGCGACCACCTTCTCCGAATAGTCAATGTCATTCTCGCCGAGGATGTCAGTAAGTCTCTTCATGAACTTACCCGCGATCAACTGTTTCTCATCCTTGTTGAGTTTGAAGTCGATCACCGCACAACGAGAGTGCAGTGGTTCAATGATTCGATTCTTGAAGTTACATGTGAAGATGAATCGGCAGTTAGCAGAGAACTCCTCAATGAATGCCCTGAGTGCAGGCTGCGTGGAGTTTGGATTCAGATAGTCTGCCTCGTCCAAGATCACAACCTTAGTTTGCCCACCAAAACTTACCGTGGATGCAAAGTCTCTGATCTTTGTCCTGAGAACATCAATACCCGATTCATCGGAACCATTGATAAGGATGTGATCAACACCAAGTTCATTGCACAGAGCCTTAGCAACAGTAGTCTTACCTGTACCAGCAGTGCCACATAGTAACATGTTGGGAATCTCACCCTGTTTGACGATCTCTTCAAAACCACTTTTGATTCGATCAGGAAGCACACACTCCGCGATAGTAGCTGGACGATACTTTTCTACCCACAAAAACTCATTCATCGGATTCTCTTTCCTAGAGTTTCTATCTGTTGTTGCCGTTTCTCGTTCCAAGTTTCCTCAGAACGCTCGACCATCTTCTTACCAGACTTGATCTTCTTTGGGAAGAACTTAGCCTTTTCCAAGTTTGCCAGCGCAACCTTGCGCCGATCATTCACACCTTTCTGTTTCATAGAATCTCCTCACGTTCAATGTCATCTTCTTCAAGATAACTACCATACTGTATTTCTAAAATTTTCAAAGGTTCATCGCCAATATTTTTAACTTGATGCCAGTGATAAGGCATTATACTAAAGTAATCATGTTTTGTCAAGATATGATTTTCATAGTTTGACTCGTGGCCTATTGCATGTTTGACTAGTGCTTTGCCCTCAAGGATAAACCAGAACTCACCTCTTTCAAAATGTCTCTGGTATGATATTGCATCATTCGGTTCTACGTTAAGGAGTTTTACTTTTGCATCAGGATACTTGAGCAGTTGATCAAAGTATCCCCAATTTCTTTGTGTCCGGCAGATGTGAGAACTAGAGTTTGCCTTGTTGTCTCCTCCAACTCCAGTAGCTTGTTGAACACCCTCAACACTCTCTGGAACATTAGAGCAGTTCCTATCCCCCCCGTTGGCAAAAATGTAAATACAATCTTTGCCGTAGTTTCGTTTACAATCAAGAATGAATTGTGTTGCGGTATCATCATCGTCATCGAATGGGACAACGTGATCAACCATTTTTAGATTTGCCATGATGTCTAGTCTTTGCCAGAAGTCCATGAATGGTTTTCCTTTTTTGCGGAACAACCATTCATCACTATTCAGACCGACCACCAGAACATCACCAAGTTTCTTGGCGTTTTCTAGTAAATTTATGTGGCCACCGTGTAGGGGATCAAAACCCCCCGAGACCATAACAATCTTTTTTACCAATTATCCACCAATAACGTCTTCGGTGCCCATAGTCTCTTCTAGTGTCAATTCTAGTTGTTGACCAACTGGACTCTTATTCATAATGTAATTGTACATGGTCAGGGCATCAGAAACCTCAAAGGGATCATCACCCACATTGTCACCATAACCATCTTCAATGAACGCAGTTTCGACCACACCATCATTCACCAAGAGTGAATATCTCCAAGATCGTTTGCCAAA